GGGGAAGGGGCTGGTCTTCGGGCTGGCCCCTTTTCTTTTGAGGAGCGCCCATGAGCAACTGGGAACTCATCGATCACAACCCCTACAACGGGCTCAGGAAGTACGTCGGCGACAATCCCGACGATCCTGAAGGCGTGCTGGTTCGCTACGAGCAGGACGCCAGACACATCATGGCGACGGTCGATCGCAACAAGATCGAAGCCAACCACATCAATACCGGACGCATGGGCGACATGGAGCGCGTGGCGTCCATTCCCATCGGCGTGATGTACGACTGGAAGGTCAAGTACGGCGTCGATGCGTGGAAGTATGCAAGCTGCGAGGAAACCCGCAAGAGGGTCAATCGCCTGCTGAACGACAGCGATTACCGCTACTTGAAATGCAGGAACATAATATTGTAGTGTAAGGCATGGCCTACACAAGTATCATTACAGACAAACAGCGGGCGTATTTTTACGACTGTTTTGACGCAAACCTAGAAACTGGTTGTTGGATTTGGAAGCCGAAAGCGCGGCATCCGTTTGGATACGGTCTCGCTTCAATTGGGAGTTATACGGACGGGACACACCGCCAAGTGTTGGCGCATCGCCTGTCTTACGAGTTAAGCAACGGCCCAATCCCCGATGGGTTACTAGTCTGCCACCATTGCGATGTTCCGGACTGCGTCAATCCGGATCACCTCTACGCCGGAACCTACGTGGATAACATGCGGGACGCTGCGGAGCGTGACCGCTGTCATCGTAAGCCCTTTCCGACGGGAGAGGCCGCTTACGTGGCCAAGCTTACCGATAATGATGTGGCGGCCATTCGCGCGTCATCCGAGAAAAACGTGAACCTCGCGCGGCAATATGGGGTCACGCCGGAATACATCAGCCGCATCAAACATCGTCGCGAACGCATTTAGCCGCCCCCTCTGAGGGGCAACAACCAGCCCCAAGAGGGAACATCATCCTATGACGCCATTTCGTCCGGCGGGCAATCAGACCGTCAGCATCAACGTCGGTTCATCCAGCGCGAACGTGCAGGTGACCGCATCAAGCGGCCTTCAGCAGGTCCGCATCATGAACAACGGTACGGCAACCGTGTGGATTAGGTTCGGCACCGACAACACGGTGACCGCGACCACTTCTCACATGCCTGTGGGTCCTGGAACGACTGAGGTCTTGAGTCATCAAGGTCCGTTGTGGGTCGCGGCGATTGCTGCCGGTGCGACGGGGCTGATCTACTTCACGCCGGGTGAGGGCATCTAGTGGTGCTGCATTGCGGTCCGGGGCGCGGCTTCGGACACGGCAATCGCCTGACCAAGAGCGCTACGAATGTTGTCGCCACGTCGAACCAGCTCGACACAACGATCAACAGCGGCGTTTACACTTATTCGAACGGCAACAAGACCGCGAAGAACACGGCGGGAACAGCGAACCGCCTTGTCGCTTCGGTCGCCACCAAATCGACCGGCAAATGGTATTTCGAGACAACGAGCGACGCTGCTTCCAACAACATGAGCGTCGGCATTGGCGACGCGACGGCGAATGTCGCGAATTTCGCGGGCGCTGATACGCACAGCATCGGTTACGCGAATACCGGCTCAATTTTGTATAACTCTGCCAGCGTCGGCTCCGGATCGACCTACACCACCGGGGATCGCCTAGCCATAGCGCTCGATGCGGACGCCAAGAAAGTGTGGGTCGGCAAGGTCTCTGCTGGCGTCATCACATGGCAGGGCACGAGCAACCCAGCGACGAACACGGGTGGTTTCACCATGACCAGCGCGACGGGTCCATTCCGCGCAATCGGTCAATACAACTCGCTGAATAACCAAGGCACGTTCTGCCTTTCCGCCGCAGATCAGACTGCAACGCCACCCTCCGGCTTCTCAACCTGGGCATAAGCTATGACGATCTCGGTCAATGTCACCGCGCCGGGTGCAATTCCGGACCGCGATACGCTTATCCAGCGCGCACAGGACTATCTCGACCGAGACGACCTTTCGACGCTGATCCCGGCATTCATCCAGATGACGGAAGCGATGTTCAACCGCGAACTTCGCACGACGCAGATGGAGCGCACGGTCATCGGCGAAGCGACCGACGAGGATACGCCTCTACCATCCGATTATCTTGCGATGCGGTCGATTTACGAGGAGGGATCACCCGACCGTCCATTGAGAGGCATTCCGCCGACAGCGATCCGCGAGATTTCGGACGGCACAGCAGGAACGCCGGTCGCCTATGCTTTGGTTTCCGGTGCCATTCGCCTGATTCCGCCTCCGGACAGCGAATACATGCTGGCGATGGACTATTGGGCATCAATTGAGCCGCTGTCGGTCTATACGCCGTCCAACTGGCTGCTCGAACAGCATCCCGACGCCTACCTCTACGGCGTCCTGTTCAATGCCGAAGCCTATCTCGACAACGCTACTCGTGCAGCACAGTGGAAAGGGCTGCTCGATCAGGTCGTTCAACGGATCAACAAGACTTCGCGCAACGACCGCTATGGAGCGGGGCCGCTGGTTCCTTCGCCCGCAGTCCAGGTTCGCGGCGCGAAATGCTGACCGGAATGTTTGCAGCGGGGGCGAACGCTCCTTGGCAAATGCAATATGCACTTCCGAATTGGCAAAGCCTGCTCACTCGTCTCAACCCGCAGCAGGAGGCCGCGTTTGAGGCGTGGGCCACGACCAATCATGCGCCGATAACACCGGATTATGACATGCGCGGGTATTGGCTGCATCGCAATGACCCGAACATGGGCACTGCAGTTAATCCGAATGATCACCTCTTACACTTTCCGGATACATACAAAACCCCTCTTCATCAATCGTTTAGTGGGGAAAGCATCTTCGCAAATCCAGCCAGCCATCCGCCAATGTGGAATGATCGCGACCAGCTTGTGACCCCTGACAGGCGCGTGTTGTTTGATGAGCGCGCCCGAGCGAGAGCGCGGTAAAATGCTGAAGGATGTGTCGTTCCCTGAATGGGGACCGGACAATGCCGAGACTGGTCAGTTTCTTGCGGTGGCGAAGAACGTCGTCCCGACCGCAAGCGGTTATGCGCCGGTCGGAGCGTTTCAGTCGATCACCGGCTCGGTCGGTGCTGCGGTCGTTGGAGCGGGGTCGTTCGCGTCATCGACGGGGAGTTACACCCTCCTCGCTGCAACGTCGGCAAAGCTCAGGAAGTACGACACGAGCTGGTCGGACGTTCTCACGGTGACGACGGCGGCGCGGTGGTACTTCGCGCAGTTCGGTGACAACATCTGTTACGCCAACGGCGGCGTGCTGGGGCGTTACCAGTTGGGAGCGGGAACCGTTGCGGCGATCAGCGGCGCACCGTCCAATGCGATTGACGTAGCGACCGTCCGCGATTTCGTGATGTGCCTGACCGCAGACAATCAGGCGGTATGGTCGGCATTCAACGACTGCACCGGATGGACAGCGGGAACGAACCAATCAGACTTTCAGCCGCTGCTCGACGGAGGTCCGGCCCAGCGCATCATCGGCGGCGAATATGCGATCATCCTGCAGAAGAACACCATAAGGAGGGTGACTTACGTCAGTCCTCCGGTGATCTTCCAATTCGACGTGATCTCTCCCGAAGTCGGGTGCATGGCTCCGGGCTCGGTCGCCAATGTCGGCCGGCTGATCTTCTTCCTGTCAGAACGCGGCTTCGAGATGTCGGACGGCGAAAGTGTCACTCCGATTGCTGATGAAAAGTTCAATCGCTGGTTCTTCTCGTCATACTCGCGTTCTGACATCGCCAATATGTGGGCGGCGATCAATCCGCGCGCCCCCGAGGTTTACTGGGTAATGCCCGGAACGCCGGGACTGGCGATCGTCTATAACTGGGTGCTCAAGAAGGCCTCGACCATCGAGGTCGATGTCACCGCGATCTTCTCAGGGCTGACCTCCGCGACCTCTCTTGAGGCGGTGGACGTGCTTTATCCATCGGGCATCGACAGCGTTCCGGTGAGCCTGGACGATGCCTCGCTGTCGGGTGGCAATCCGGTCCTCATGGTCGTGGACGGATCGAACAATGTTGGATCACTGACAGGGTCGCCGCTTCAGGCATCGGTCGGCCTGCGCAACATCGAATTGACGCC